CAGCTTCATTTCTTGCAATGCTATATTACTAAGCTTCTCAGCTTCTGCTGCTACACCAAGAAGTGATTGCTCCACAGCATTAGTACGTTGAATAACACCAATAGGTTTATTATTAAATGTAAGTTTTTGTTGTTTTAAATTTATAACCATTATGCTTTATATGTTTTATAATCATGAAATGCTTTAATGCCAGATGACACAGCTCGTAAATATAGGTATTGTGATTTTGCTTCACCCTCTATTCTAACTTGCTCAGCTTGTCTTCTATATTTATCATCAGTAAATAAAGCTTGCCTATCTAATCGAACAATATCTTTACCTACAGTTTTTTCTTGTTTCTTTTGGAATGCTCTAAAGCTTCTATCAAGACCAATATCTCTACCAGTTGCACCACCTAACAAAGCTTCATTCTTATTCACATCATCAAAATAAGCATCCATTCTATCATTATGTTTTTGAAGATACATTATCTCATTACGTTTTTTATCTTCTTCAATCTCTCTTGCTCTTGAGTCTGCTTGTTGTCTTGCTGCGTTTGCTGCTGATGCAGTTGCCATAACGCTTATTAAAGACCCAGCTAATTGTAAAAATGGTAAAAATGGCATTAAAAGGCTACCTCCGCTACTATTGAATTAATTTGTAATGCCAATGGTGCATTCTGTGTAATAGTAATTTGGGGGTCACGACCAAATCCCAACAATCTAAACTCTTGCTTACCAGTTACTGCATTTCTTGGCTGGCTCATATCATCAGTTACCTGACGTATAATTAAATTAGTATTATTAACAGTTACGGAAAGTGTATTATTTAAATCAAGAACAACTCGTTGTACTGTTCTAAACTCTCCAGTTAAAGGTCCATCTGCAACTACTGCATCTATTGGATTTGTTTTCAAAGTAACATCAAACTTCAGACCTATCTCTGCTGAAGATATAGAAGAGTCTACTGACGATACGTCCACGTTACCACCAGACACAGTAAAACTCCCAAGATAAAAAGTCCCATTGACCACATCAACCACAGCTCCGTTTGCGAAATCGGAACTAACGCTGAAGACCCCATTAGTACCAGAATAAGTTTTAGCCAAATCAGTATTAAAGCTATTGCTAAACTCACAAAGAAAATATTTGTTAGTGCCGTCACCTTTATCAAATTTAACAACTGCATAAACACGAGTATCAATTACACAGACTGAATGAAATGAACCTTGACTTGTAAATTGTGTCCATCCAGCTCTTTGCTCCACTCTATTAGAATTAAATACAGCTATACTACCATCAGCATCAACAATAAATAAATAGTTTTCTGCACGACCTATTGCACCAGAAAGCATAGCCATTTGTATTGGTGTGTTTATTAAATGACTTGATAAGGTTGATATAGGTTGACCAGTATATCCTTTCACAGCATCAGAAAATATAAACTCTCGTACCATAGAACCTGATGAATCTACAAATACTGTTGCTCCATCATATAGGTAAGGTCGGAGAAAAGAAGAACCAAATGATGTCTGTCTTTCTATTGATGCATTGGTTGGTGTAGTAACTGCACCTTGTAATGCTGGAACTATAAACTCATCTGTTGATGTAAATACATGTAAATCTTTATTTGATATTATGTGACGAATAGTATTAATGTCACCAATACTTGCTGTCAAATCAAGTGCATCATTATCTGCTGCTTCTCCTACATCAAAATTAAAAAACGTACCAGTCTTACTTCCCCATAATCCATCAGGTTGTCCAAGCGTTCCACCATACCATAAACGATTCTGATGAAAAGCTACTGCTGCTGGAAAACCACGCAATGCAGAGTACGACTGCTCAGACCATTCTGTAACTGGTGCATGTGTTTCAAGTGTAGGTGTGCCACCACCAGCAGTTGCTGATGTTGCGTTTGCTCCAGCAGTAAATGTAAATGTATTGTCATCTATAACTTCAGAAACTGTTCTTGCACCATTAAGATTTGACCTTGCTATCCCACCAACAGCAGAAGCATTATCTACTGTAAAGGCTGCACTTGCTGCCAATCCATGATTAAGCAATGTAACCTCTACAGTTCCAACACCTTCACTTGTTCTAAATGAATCAACCTTCAATCTTCTTTTTAAATTACCAAAAATAGTTCCAGTTGCTTGTGTTGCAGATTGAACAGAAGTTATTTTAAACTCTGAATCATTGTATCTAAAGTTGATACCAACATGTAATGAGTCAGGAAAATCACCACCAGATTGTGAACCAGTAGTATCCCAGTAAGCAGAACTTGTAGTAAAGGTAACGCCACTACCACTTGTAGCACTTGGGTCAAGAGTTACACCAGGGGTTTGAAAACTAAAATAAGGTTGATGTACTATTGTATTCGCTGAGTTCTGGTCAAATGTATATGTTTCAACGGCAAAAGAAGTAAGCCCTGTTCGTACAAGTTTTCTTACCATAAATGTTTGGTGAGCAATAAACATTGTATCACCTGACTGTGCATAGGTAACTTCATGAATATTGTCGTGTGTAAAAGGTAATGCTGCACTACTACTATCTTGTGTCAAAGTTGTTGCAAGTGTTACATTAAAAGATGTATCTACTCTAAACACTCTTATCTTTAGATTTTCAAGAGAGATGATATATCGTTCATCATCAGAAAATATATAAGGTATTATTCTATGCTGTTGAGTTTTAGCAGTATTAACAGTTGTATCAAACTCATATATATTACTAAGCCCAGCTCGTTTTATAACACCGCCTTCAGCTCTAAGAAAAAAGTTCTCTACCTTTTGTGCAGAGCTAGAATATACCTTTGAATCTGTTCTCGATATAAGTGACGGACTAACTTCACCAAACTGAAAGTTGGATAAAGGAACTCTTAGCTTTCTCATTCCTATCTCCTATTCTGAACAAAACGACCAGTTATAAGTTTTCTTGATGTTTGTTGTTGTGAGTCTACACTTCTTGCTTTTCTCATAGCAGCATCAGCTAATGTTGCCATTGTTTGAGTAAGAGAACCATCTCTTGCTATTGATGTTGCAAATACTTGTGCTAGTCCATAAGCAACTGCCATTACAAAATAACTTGGAAAAAATTGCTCTTCTTGTCTAAAAGTATAATCTGCAACTACTGTATCTGTTGTAGTAGTATCTGCATAAATCATATCACCATATATTTGATATTCTATTGGATTGTCATTAACTGTTATTGCGTGAACAATTAATGTATCATTAGGTTGCTGATATGCTAAATCAAATCGTGCTGTTGGTGCATCAGTTAATCTATTCAAAGCTTCTTGATTTGTTGCAAATCTCCATCGAGCATTCGTCAAAGATGTTTGAACTACATCTTCATAAATATTTGCAGCAACTCTTGCTTCAGTTGTTCCATCATCAAAAGATGTAATAGGTTCTGCTCCAATAAAGATTAAACCTCTATTACAAATGTCAATTGCTGTATCTGATTTGGTACTTACTACTGCCATATTAGAGTAGGGGGATTGCTCCCCCTATCCTTAATCACTATCTGCGGTACTTAAATCAGAACCATCACCACAGTCAATAGCTGTAGCAGATACGGATTTAACAACAGTTGCAGATAAAGTTTTATGTGTTGAATTAGCGTCACATATTAGTATGACATCACCCTCGTTCATCATCCCAAGAGCAGATTGACCATTCAATTCACCACCAGTAGCATCAGCAGTTGAAAAATAGTTTGCTGCTCTCACAACAGACAAAGCATCATTAGATGTATAATACCAAAGGTTGACACCACTTCCACCAGCTAATCTGGTGAGTTTACTCATATCAAGAGCCATGATTACCCCCTATTAGTTATTATCTAAGACTTCATAGATACCATTGTCATCAATGACAACAGCACCCATTGACATCATAGATGTTGCAAGATGAGATGCTTTCTCAGGGATATAATTTATCTCTGTGGAAACATCAGAGTTTACGCCTAATCCTACAGCAGTAGTATGATAAGCCATATTCTTACCAGCAGTAATTGCAGAGGTAGAGAATATGTTGAAGCCTAGAAACTGCTTCATTGTCATACCACCAGCGAATGGTAGATTCTGCTCACCAACAAAGTCAGATGATGCAAACTCATTAATTAAGAATAAGTCTGCAAATCCCTTTGGGTGCATAGCAAGATAACGACCACCATCCTCAGGAATGTTTGCAGAACCAAAAGTTTCAAATAGTGATAGTAGGTCTGCTTTTTCAACAGCACTACTTGTATCATGTATTTGAGTTGAGTTAGCTCCAGCATCCATTGCTGTATACAGGATATCGTCAGTTTTTCGACCAAGAGCAGCCGCAGCACTTTGTGCTACTGCTTGTCTTTCGTCGATATTAGTTTTAAGTTCATCTAGTTTGTCGATATATTCGGCAGCATAGAAATCACTCATGGTTGCTTCCACAGTTGTATGTGTTAGCTCCATAGGTGTCACCATACCATTTCTCGATTTAGTAGATGCAGTACCAGTTCCAATCTTTTGAAAACGAACTACGTTTCCAGCTACATTGCCAACAGTACGCACAGTATTCCGTAGTTTAGAACCCATACGCTGATATGCCATGTGAACATCAGACTCGAACTGTTTAATAAAGGCTGTATCAATTGTATTTGCCATTATTCAGCTCCATTGTTAAGTTTCAATTACGTCGCTGATTGTCCGTTTTGCACCTCAACATGATTGTCCACAAGGGGTCACTTAGTGCATAGTGGGTCTTGACTTACTAATTCTTTGCTCAAAATTATCTAAATTGCAATAGAAAAGTTTAATGAAGGGTACAGAATCGAAATAATATGGGTCTTCTTCTTGATTAAATCCCATACTTTCTAACCATTTTATAGTTTGTATTTGGTCTTGTGGCACAAAGTTTTCTACAAAATCATAGTCTATTTTAAGAAATGACAGTATCAATTTGCTGTGTTTGAAGATAGTTAGCCAATGCTTATCAACAGTATTTGTCCCAAGAAACCATATTCTACCAACATGCATAACATCATCAAGAGGTGTAACACCACACATAGCAATAGGTGTACCTTTATGTGTTATAGTAAATCCCTTTGCACCATCTTCCATAAAAGGAACAGCTAGTGCCATCTCTGGAGATGCACCAACTAATGCACATTCTCGAACATCAGATAATCTTAGATTATTAACAAGATGGTCTACATCAGAAAGTTTACATGGTCTGAACTCAAACTGTCCTTTCTGAATGTATGTCATTTATTAAATAGTTTTTGAAAACCTTCTTCTACTTGACGAACATAGTTTGGGTCACGCTTTGTCATGCTCCAATATCTTTCATCTTTCATCATCTCTCTTAATCCAGCTTCATTTTGCTGACCAGTAGGTGCAGCATCACCAATAGATGTGGTAGTTTTCAAAGCATTCATTACAGTTTCCATAGCCTTAACACCATCAGCAGTTGAGCAAAGATTTGCTATTTGTGCATGCTGTTCTGGTGAGAAAAACTTATTTGACCATAGCTCTACTGCTTGTACTCTTTCCAAAGCATTATCACCCAAGTTCTTCATCTCAGCTTGTGGGTCAGTAGTACCAATGTTCATTGCCTTTTTGTACATCTCTATACCTTCGGCAAATTCATCTTGGCTATATCCATTCTCAAAAGACTGTTCAGCCCACCACTCTAGTAACTCATTACTCTTTGCAAGCTCTTCATCTATACCCTCTGGTAATATGTAATCACCTTTCTTTTCAGGTCTATCTTTATATGCTTCTGCTTCCAAGTCTTTCATAACTTGTGATTTAATATCATCTTCTTTCTGACTTAACTTACCTTCAAGTTGTGAGTAGGAGTTAGCCATGTCTTCTGCTGATTTAAATTTTTCTGGTAACCAAGCTGGTCGTTCTCCCATAGAATCTATAGGCTGCTCTTCTGTTGTTGGTGCTGGTTCACTTGTAGGGGTTGTAGGGGTTGTAGGGGTACTATTAGTTTCTACTTGTTCCGCTACTGTTGTTGATGATTGTTCTTCACTCATGTTAGTCCTCTCTTGCTATTTTATCACCTTCTTTAATTCTTCTTTCAATTACACCTACAACATATCTTGAACCTTCAGCATGTCGTAAGACTTCGTCTGTTACAGCTGACCCATGTACTGCTTCAATAGTTATACTTCTTAAATATTTTAATACCTCTTTACCAACTGGTGAGTTAAACAATGCATGCATATTCAAACTGATAGTTTCATCATCTTCCTGATATCTTGGAAAGCCATCTATCTGACTTTGTATAACTGGTTTACTCTGCTGCTTGTTCATTTGGTGCTTGCTCCATATTCTGTGGTTGCATCATTTGTTGTTGTGCTAACTGCTGTGCAGTTTGTACTAATAGTTTGCGTTCTTCTAAATCTCTAATCAAAGTATCAGGCACACCAAACTTTCTTGCAAGATGTGCTGCTGTTTCTTCTGTGTTTACTAATAGGTTAATTGTTTGTGGACCAAAAGAACCTCCTACAAGTTCTAACCATCTAGCTATTGCAGATATGTCTTGATTAGATTGTGCTTGTGCTAGTGGAGAAACAGACTTTACTTTTATCTGTCTACCATTGATTGTTGGTATTTCTATGCGACCTTGTTTCTTCAAGATATAAACAACACGCTGTAGTACTGGCTGTACCATCTCAGCTTGCAGTCTACCAAAAGCAGAACCCATACGTCTACTTAGGTCTGCCATTCTTTCTGCAACTTCTGTTGCACTTGCTGGCGTTCTGTCTGGATTACCAAGCATATCATTATACAATGCTCTCTTAATATTCTGACGCATATCACTCAATACAAAGTTAGTGAAGTTAAGG